CGTTGATCGATCCGGACTTTCCAGAAATCCCAACAGACTTTACGCAAGGTACTGACTTTAAACTTGCAAAAACGCAAAAAGGTCAGTATGCAGATTACTCAACATCAAACTGGGCTCGTAGAGAGCGTGGCTTGACTGAAGATGAGCGTAATGCAATTGCATCAAATGGTCTGCATAACTTGGACGACTTTATGCCAAAGAAACCAACAGCAGAAGGCGTAAACGCTATCTTTGAAATGTTTGAAGCTAGTGTTGATGGTCAACTGTATGATCCGGCTCGCTTTGGACAATTTTATCGTCCAGCAGGTGTAAACTTGGATAATATCTCAAGTACACCAGCACCGGCAACACCTGCTCCTGTAGCAGAAACAGCACCTGCACCGGCACCGGCGCCACAGGCAGTTGCAGAGTCAGCACCAGCGGCACCAGCGGCTGATGACAGTAAGTCAAGTGCTCAAGATATTCTTGCAGCAATTAGAGCTCGTAAAAACTAAACGAGTAGCTGACTACAGTGGGGGATCCATTCCCCCACTTTTTACACAATACAGGAGATTGATATGGCAAGACCATTTGACGTAAGTAAATTCCGTAAAAGTATTACCAAAGCGGTGCCCGGACTAAGTGTCGGGTTTAATGATCCAGATACATGGATTTCAACAGGTAATTACACACTAAACAAACTTATTAGTGGAGACTTTAACAAAGGTATTCCACTAGGTAAAGTATCAGTATTGGCTGGCGAAAGTGGCGCAGGTAAGTCATACATTGCGGCAGGCAATATTGTTAAGCAAGCACAAGATCAAAACATTTTTGTTGTGCTGATTGATACTGAAAATGCACTGGACGAAAGTTGGTTACATGCATTGGATGTAGATACAAGTCCAGAAAAACTGCTTAAACTAAATTTGGCTATGATTGATGATGTTGCTAAAGTTATCAGTGACTTTATGACAGACTACAAAAAAGAATGGGCAGATAAAGAAAAAGACGAACGTCCCAAAGTGTTATTTGTAATTGATAGTTTGGGTATGATGTTAACACCAACAGATGTTAAACAGTTCGAAGCAGGTGACATGAAGGGCGATTTAGGACGTAAGCCCAAAGCACTGACATCACTAGTACGTAACACAGTTAACATGCTGGGTGAATATAATGTTGGGTTAATGGCAACCAACCATACATATGCATCGCAAGATATGTTTGATCCAGATGATAAGATCTCGGGTGGTCAAGGCTTTATCTATGCATCAAGTATTGTAGTTGCTATGCGTAAACTCAAACTTAAAACTGATGCAGACGGCAACAAAACATCTCAAGTGCATGGTATTAGAGCGGCGTGTAAAGTAATGAAAACACGTTATGCTAAACCGTTTGAAAGTGTACAAGTAGAAATTCCATATGAGACAGGAATGTCGCCATACAGTGGTCTTGTTGAGTTCTTTGAAGCCAAAGATATCCTCAAGAAAAGCGGAAATAGTTTAGAATACACTAGCCCAACAACAGGCGAAGTAATTAAGATGTTCCGTAAACCTTGGAATGCAAACAAAGACGGCGCATTAGATATTATCATGTCGGAATGGGATGATGTTGCTGTTGATAAAATTGCAGACGAACTAAATAGCCTTGATGAAAATTTATCCACTATTGAGGAATAATAATGAAACTATCAAGCAACGAAGCGGTAAGTCTCGCCGAATTATGGGACAGTGTTAAACCTTATATTGCGGTTAAGGATAGAGCTACAGCGGCCCAGCATTTTTTGAGTGCGGTACAAGATAGTGCTCTATGCGATCTAGAAGAACATTCAGATGAACTCCATGGAGTTTGCAGTATTCTAGATCGTGCCCTTAAGGAATATGACGTTAGCGATGAACTAGAAGAATATGAAGAAGAATCTGAGTGGTAATTAGATGATCAATTGGTTATCAAAAATACGAAACGATCTTGGTGAAATAGTAAATGCTATTAATTACTATGAAACCGAACTAACTGAAGCTAGAAAACAAACAGGACTTCGCGGCAGTGTTGAAAAGCATAGCCGCGATATGCCTGGGGTCGTGGAAGAGCGTTTTGGACAGCTACAGGAGATTGAAAGTATCTTGGAATTCTTAAACATAGAGCTACGTAAAATGCGTAGTGAGAAATTCAGGAAATTTCTGGAACACTATAATAGACAACTTACTAGCCGTGATGCGGAAAAGTATGTTGATGGTGATCAGGATGTCGTGAATCAACAGCATCTTATTAATGAGTTTGCCTTAATACGAAATAAGTATATCGGGCTATCAAAAGCACTGGATGCCAAGCAGTTTCAGATCAATAATATTGTGAAGTTACGTGCGGCTGGGCTGGAAGATGTGAGTTTATAGTGTAACAGAAGGTGTGATCAGGCCTTGTTGTATATAGCTAACACAGAGCGTGTTGCAAAGTCGTAAAAAATATCGTCTGCGAACATCCATTCTGT